TTTAGAGGTACTTCGTAGATCCTTTCTATCGAAGCGCCCCAGAGAAACAACATCCTTAGTTGGAGCCTGACGCATCTGGGCGGCCCGGGTAGCATAAGCTATCTTGACTAACCAGTCATCAGTATACTTTGATTGAGCATATTGTTCTTCTGTTGCAGAACCGGCAGGAACAAAATGCCAGTTCGCCACTAAACCCGCAAACCTAGTCGAAGGGATTGACATACCAGTCCTCTTGTACAAAGCGAGTGACTTCAATTCAGGAGTCATCATGCGCTTTGCAAGAAGCCTTTGACTACGAGTTATTCTCCAGTCCTCCTGGGCATGACGTAAATTCACGCCATAACCGCCCAGATGAGTAGGAAGAAACCAATTAGGTTGAAACCAGCCCCGGAAGTCCGAAGACCAACGAGAGAATGCCCAGGGAATTGCAGATTTTGTCCAAGGACAAAGATCTACCATTTCCGAGACATCCTTTCCGATCAACTCCGGCGTCGCAGAAGATTCACCAGTTTTCAGTGACTCTCCTTTAATCAGCTTAAGGTTCAAATAACCCTTCCTGACCATACGACCCCGTACCGACTGGTACCAACGCGAATTGATTAAAGCAAAATGAGATGACACGTAATTCTTGCCCAACGAGATTTTGAGGCCCGCTTCCGCGGTTACCTCATAAAAGATCTTTATAAAATCTTGTGGAGCTTTGAAGAGCATATCATCTCCGTTTACCAAAACATTTCGCCATAACTCCCGACGTAGTCTAAAGTCACCATTAAGCTTAAAATAACGCTTAATAGCGGTACGATAGCACGCAAGATTAATCACACAGAGAAGCGGGAAACTCAAGGGGTGACCCATGAGTTGACCCTCTTCTTGGCGATGGACAGATCCGTCCGGATAATGAACGTTTGCCCTATACATCGAGAACATCGCTATATCTCCCTCATGAAGATTATCGATTGATGCAAGAGCATTGATTGAGACCTCTCGGAATAAGAGATCTGTAGCGCTTTTATAGTCAACGCTAACCCATTTCCAATCAGGTCGATGCTTCAGGTTTTCATTAATCTGATTGATCGCAAGATCAATATCCTGAGTCATTGTACTTGACCTATGTCGCTTCCAAGCATCTAACAGCTGCCCTTGAGCTGGCTGGATAACCGTGTATAAATAACCATCGCCCTTGGTGATCCCTCGGAACTTTCCGGGTTCGGGTATCAACTCGAACTGCACATCAAGGAGGCTCTTATCCCCCCTCTCAATACGTTCTTGAACGTTCTTGAGACAATCTTCGTAAGTCGATTGTCTCCAAGAATTTATTGAGTTGATCAAATCTTTGCCCTTTCCCATGAATTTCGAAGATGGGACATTCAGGTTAAATGGAGCAAATAAAGATGACGCACCCCCTTTAGAGCGAGGTGCTTGCATGCATGCTCCACCACTTGGGATGAAACGAGTGGGCTCAGAGAGATCTGAGAAGACCTCCCTGACAGTCTCAGTGATCGTAGAGGAAAGATCCTTAGGGATCGGACCTGCTCTCCGCGAACACACCGCTAGTTGATGGTCACGAATCGCCTCATCTTCTTTCTCTTTTGACAATCGGGGCCAAGCCCTCTTAGATTGATAGAGAGAGTTGATGAAGGAGATATCGTGTCGAGCAACCGCTCGGACTACACAACGTCTCAACCAACCTGAAAATAATGGTTTGTTGATCCAGTCAGGCTTCACAGGTAACTGTGGATCGCTGACAGTCTGACACAAAAGAGTAGCAAGATGATATTTAAC